AGGTTCAAAAGGAAGTGATGGATCTGCTGGTGCAACAGGATATCATGGATTACAAGGACTTCAAGGTTCAGCAGGTGGTGGTGGAGATACAGGTGCTAGAAGTGGTACAAAAGGTCCTACAGGTTTAAAAGGTCCTACAGGTACTAAGGGAGATAATAACGTTCAAACTGGAGCACAAGGTCCTAAAGGTCCAAAGGGTCCAAAAGGTCCTGCAGGCTATACAGGCTATATGGGATATCAAGGGGCTACTGGTGGTACTGGTGCTCGAGGTTCAAGAAGTGGTCCAAAAGGTCCTACAGGATATCAAGGTACTGGTGGAGCGGCAAGTACCAACCAAGCTATGAATAGTGGAAATAATGTACAACTATTACAATTAGGAATTGGAACTGGTAGTATTCCAGGTAGAATGAGAATAGCACGAATGGTAACGGATGCTGTAGTTTTTACGAATGGTACACCAACAGGATTTCAAACCGTAGGTGGTGGTAATACTGGACAAGTTTTCAGAGCACATAATTATGGTGGTACTGAAAAACATTTTGTTTCAAGAAATGGACAATATTATCATTCTGGAAACAGAACTTCAGATCAACGACTTAAAAAAGATATAGAAGAATATTCTGGTAGTGTATTATCTAATATTAATCAGTTTAAACCAAAACAATTTTATTGGAAACCTGATGAAGATAATGAGAATAGAAAACTTGGGTTTATCGCTCAAGATTATACTTCTTCTAAATTTAATGAGTTAATAACTGGAGAAGATAATCTTGGTGATGTACTAACATCTGCAAAAGGTAATAAATACTCTGGAAGTTTTGGATTTAATTATGACGGCGCTACATCAATATTAGTAAAAGCTGTTTCTGAAAGTTTACATTTAATAGATAATTTAAAAACTAGATTAACCACATTGGAGAGCGCATAATGGCAATTTTACAGAATTCACAAATATCTGGTAAATTAACTATTAGTGGATCTAGAGATGCTACAGTAACATTACCTAGTTATACAAATACAGAGAGAGATGCTTTAAGTGCAAATGCTGGAGATATAGTATTTAATGAATCTAATGCAAAAACTCAATTTTATACAGGTAATGCTTGGGCTGATGCTGTAGGTAGACAAGGGGCTCAAGGAGCTCAGGGATATCAAGGATTACACGGAACTCCTGGTGGACAGGGTGCAACGGGTGATGCAGGCGCACAAGGAGCTACAGGCGCTAAAGGACCAGCTGGTCCTCAAGGATATCACGGTGCTGTGGGGTATCAAGGTGCAACAGGACCAACTGGTGATAGAGGTCCTCAAGGTCCGACAGGTGCTACTGGATATACAGGGTATCATGGAAATACAAATAATACTAAAGGAACTACAGGTCCTAAAGGAGCAAAGGGTCCAAAAGGCGCTGATGGATATCAAGGATATACGGGAGCTACTCCTGGTCCAGGTCCTACTGGAGGTCAGGGTCCTAGAAGTGGTCCAAAAGGTGCAAAAGGTGATACTGGATATACAGGGTATCATGGTAATACGAATACTCAAGCTGGAGCTACAGGTCCTACAGGTCCAAAGGGTCCAAAAGGCACTGCAGGATATACAGGCTATATGGGATCCGCTGGTCCTACAGGCCCTCCAGGCTGGCCATATCAATCTATGAATAGCAATTCAACACCAACATTTTCTGCCGCTATGGTAGCTCATAATTCACAAACAAGTGCTCACAGATTATGGGCATCATCTCATTACGCTGTAAATCATTCAGAATTATATAATACTAATAACTATGGTATGAATCATAGAGGTAATAGTGCTACTATGACTTTGATAAATAAAAATAATCAAACTGCTGGATCATTTTATTCTACTGGTAACATCTTTATGGATGGTAGTAGATGGTCTGATGAAAGGGCGAAAACAAATATTGAAGCATATACAGGAAGTGCTACAGAACCATCAGCTTCTGTTTCAGAAAGATTATCAACAATTAAACCAAAGAAATTCAGATTTAATAATACACCATCTACTAAGCCTATTACTGTAGGGTTGATTGCTCAAGATGTAAAAATTAAATTTCCTGAATTGGTTAATGCTAAGAATGATGGAACTGGAAGTGCGGCCGAACCTGAAATGATGGGAATAAATTATACTGGATTAAGAGCAGTTTTATATGAAGCAGTTAAAGAATTAAAAACAGAATTAAGCGGAATAACAAATCGTGTTACTACATTGGAGAGCGCATAATGGCAATTTTAAGAAATAATTCCCAAATTGCTGGAATTACACTATCAGCATCTGGTAATGCTGCTGGTGTGGTATTGCAGCATAAAACTGATACTGAAATGAATAATATTTCATCACCTACAGCTGGAGATGTAATATTTAATACAACGGATAATCAGTATTATACTTATAGTGGCAACGCTTGGACTTCAGCAAAAGGTTCAGCAGGTGGTGCTGGAGCAGGTGGATCGGCTGGTGCCGATGGCGATAGAGGTACTAAAGGTTCAAAAGGTACTGCAGGAGCTCAAGGAGCAAAGGGAACTACGGGAGATGCCAATAATACAACTGGAGCTACAGGAGATACAGGAGCTACAGGTGCTAAAGGAGCTACTGGCGCTCAAGGATATCACGGAGCTGGAGATGCAACTGGTGGTACTGGTGCTTATGGTGCAAGAAGTGGTCCAAAAGGTGATACGGGTGGTGGTGGAGATACTGGATATCAAGGAAATACAAATAATGCTAAAGGAGCTACAGGTCCACAGGGTCCACAGGGTCCAAAAGGTCCTGCAGGCTATACAGGCTATATGGGATATCAAGGGGCTACTGGTGGTGGTGGTGCTTATGGTGCAAGAAGTGGTCCAAAAGGTGCAAAAGGTGATACTGGATATACAGGGTATCATGGTAATACGAATACTCAAACTGGAGCACAAGGTAATAAAGGGGGCGGTGGTCCTCCAGGCGTATCTAATACAGGAAATTTATATTGGGCATTTGGACCAGGTTCAAACTGGCCAGGCCCTCAATTTCAGAGAATATTTTTAGGTGGAACATGGAATAGTAATCACGGAGTTGATGCTAGAGGTGGTAATACTTCAGCTATGCAAGTTGATAACTATTATCCAGCTTCATATGGTTGGAGACAATATGTAAATTCCAATCCTTATTCTTGGACATTTAGAGGAGATGGTAATCCAGGAAATTCATTACAATATTTAAAAAGTAATGGACAATATTATCATAAAGGTAATACTTCTTCTGATCAAAGAATTAAAAAAGATATAACAACATATACAGCATCTGTTTTAGATACTAAAATAAAAGATGAAATTAACGCTAGTAGTTATATATTTATAGGAAATGAAGTAAGTAAATCAGAATGGACTGCTTCTGCAGATGATGACGCAAAAATAGGGTTTATTGCACAACATTTAACAGCAAGTGCACCAGAATTGGTAGATATGAGAGATTTAAGTGGATTAAGTGTAGATGATGGTGGTATTACTGCATTACTTACAAAAGCATTTCAGGAAGTATCCTCATCTTTATCAGATTTGGGATCAAGGATAGCGGTATTAGAATCTTAGTATAAAATAATAGGTATTAATGGTTGTATTTGAACATAAAAAATTATTAATTAATTTAGACTTCAACGATTCGTGTCAATTAAACCTTACATCTTTAACAGATGAAGATTTAGACATTAAGATTTATTATGGTAAAAATGGTGAAGAGTTATTAGAATATTCAATTGAATTATTAGGAAGAGATTCTACTAGTTTTAATGGTTATCAAGTATATTTTATAGATTGGCATGTAGAAGTACATATAAATGATGAATTAGTTTTTTTCCATGACATAAATTTAGAAGATCAAGATGTACGAATTGTAATGGTATCTAAAAATTTAGGAGATTCAACTACGTGGATACCATATGTGGAACAATTTAGGCAAAAACATAAATGTAATATATATCTTGTAACTGTAAATAAAGAACTTTTTGAAACTGAGTATCCATTTATTACTTTTTTAGATGAATATGATAGTTCTATAGATTATCATGCAACTTATTGGTTAGGTGGCTTTGATATTCTTGATAAAAAGAAAACCCCTGGAAAACATCATCCTACACCCACATATTTAGGAGATATGCAAAAAATTGCTTCGGATATATTAGGTCTTGAATATAAAGAAGAAAGAGCTAAACTTACAGTATATAAAGATTTTAAATTACCTTCTAAAAAACCATATGTTACAATAGCTCCATTTGCAACTGCTAGAGCAAAGATGTGGAACTATAAAGGTAATGATGGTTGGCAAGAATTAGTTGATTATTTAAAAAATAAAGGTTATGATGTTGTAAATTGTTCAAGGGAATCGGATGGAGAAAAATATTTTAAAATTCCAAAGGGAGTAATTACAAAACCAAAAGATACTTCGATAGAAGAGAGAGTATTTGATATAAAACATTCAGAATTTTTTATAGGGGGGAGTTCAGGATTATATTGGGTAGCTCATTCTCTCGGAGTTTGGTCTATTATGATAACAGGACATACTCATAAATTTTTTGATGGAAAATCAAAAACAGTAAGAGTTTCGTTAGAAGAAGATGAAAATGTTTGTACTGGATGTTGGCATAACGAAGAAATAGATTGGAATTTTGATAATTATTTCTGTCCTTTACAACAAGAAGATGATTTTTCAGGATTCCCAAACTTAGATTCAACTTCAAGAAAATGGGAATGTACTAAAAAAATAACAACGGATATGGTTATTGATGCGATAAAAGAAGTTGAATCTAAAAAAAGTAAAATAGAAAAAGTAAAAGAAAATTATATTAGTTTAGGAATTAATATTGGACATGATGCAAGTGCTGCTTTATGTATTAATGGAGAATTAATTTCTAATATAGCAGAGGAACGATTATCAAGATCTAAACATGATAAATGTGAAAATGGACTACCTTTAGAATCTATGAAATATGTGTTAGGTTGTAATTCTATTGATTTACCACAAGTAAATTCAGTAGTTTATAATGGACCTGGAGAAGGACATGGAGTAGATTATGTTTTACAACATCAACAAAAATTTCATAAAATGGGAATTACAGATTTAAAATTAACATATGGATTACACCATTTAATGCATGCATATTCAACATATTATTCATTTCCTGGTAAGAAAGGAACTGCTGTAATAGTAGATAATGGTGGTGATATAGCATATCATTGGCATGTTAGTAGATTAGGACAAAAATATAATGTAGATAATACTAACGCAGAAAATGCTTCAATATATAAAATAGAAAAAAATACATTTGAAACAGTTTATAAACACTACCATAATTATTTTCCAACAAACCCTGGTACTGATTATCTTGGATTCTCTTTAGGGGCTTTTTATGAAATGGCTTGTGGAGTAGTTGGTTTGGGAAAAGATGGATTTTCAGCAGGTAAATTAATGGGGCTGGCTTCATATGGTAAAAAAGAAAATTTATTTGATAAGATGGGAAAGCCAATCCATAGGGATTTTATTCGAATAGATGAAAGTTTATATGGAGATTTCTATATTCCAAGAGATAAGGAGAATCAAAATTTAATGCAGTGGTATAAATATGATTTACGAGAAGAAGATTTCCAAACTCAGGCAGATTTTGCTTTACAAGTACAATTACAATTTGAAAGAGCAATTTTATTTCTAATTAAAAAAGCAAATCTTTTAGCACCAAATGAAAATCTTTATTTAGCAGGTGGAAGTTTCCTAAATTCCACAGTAAATCAAAAAATAGTTGATAGTGGGTTATTTGAGAATGTATATATAATACCAGCAGCAGATGATACTGGTATTTCAATAGGATGTGCATATTATGGGTATTGGAGAAATTTCCGTGAGTAAAACTTCATTAGGAATACATATTGGACATGATAGTGGGGTATCTTTAGTAAAAGATGGTGTATTAGTTAATAGTATATGTCAAGAAAGATTAAGTAGATTAAAGCATGATGGATTTGATCTTAAATTTCCAAAAAAAGCTTTAGATTATATACTTTCAACAACAAATACACAATTAGATAATATAGATAATATAACATATTCAATATGTACCCAACATGAGTATGAAGAAGATTATAATGAGTTAAAAGAGAGCGTAAATTCAGTAGTACCAATTAAAAATTCAATTAAACATCATACTGCACATGTTATATCAACATATGACTTTTTTGGTTTAAAAGAAGAGGCTGTAGGTTTAGTAGTAGATATGGGCGGTAGTATTTTTTATAAAGATGGAGAAAAAAATAGGGTTGAAGCACATACTATATTTGATATAAATCAAACAGAACTAAAAACATTATATCAATATAAAACTCCGAAAATATCAAATCCAATTTCAGATAATTTAAATACATTCTGTTCATTAGGAGCTTTTTATGAAAACGCTGGACTAAAATTAAACTTAGGTACTTTTAATACTTGTTCAGGAAAATTAATGGGATTAGCTGGATATGGAAATGAAAAAACAGTACAAAAACGTTGGCCAGAACCATTTATTAATATTCCAGAAGATTTAAATGGAGAATTAACTTTAAAATTTAAAACTTGGGATTGGAATGATTTTGATTTTTCTAATATAAAAACACACAATGATATGGCAGATTTTAGTCTTAAAGTTCAAATGGAATTTGAAAATGCTATAATGTTTTTAGTTAAAAAAGCAAAATTTTTAAAAAATTGCGATACTTTAGTGTTGGCAGGTGGGTGTTTTTTAAATTCTATTGTAAATCAAAAAATAATTGATTCTGAAATTTTTAATAATATTTATATAATACCAGCAACAGACGATAGTGGTGTATCTATAGGTTGCGCGTTTTATGGTTATAGGGAATTATAATGAAAAAAGATGTTTATTTAGGAAAAGAGTATAGTGATAAAGAAATTTTAGGTAAGATTACAGCTAATATTTCGAATATTGATTATAAAAAACTTCCTATGAATAAAATTATTGAAGAGACTGCTCGATTAATATATGAGCAAAATATAGTAGGTTGGTTCCAAGGAGCATCAGAAACAGGACCAAGGGCTCTTGGAAATCGTAGTATTTTAGCAGATGCTAGAAATCCTGATATGAAAGATAGGATAAATAGTTCTGTAAAACACAGAGAATGGTTTAGACCATTCGCTCCAAGTTGTTTGGAAGAAGAAGCACATAAATATTTTAGTCATACAACAAAAAGTCCTCATATGTTATTAATTTCAGATGTTAAAGAAGAATGGAAAACGAGATTACCAGCTATTACTCATATTGATGGTACTGCAAGACTTCAAACTGTATCTAAAGATACAAATAAAAAATATTGGCAAGTTATAAAAGAATTTGAAAAACTTTCTGGTATTCCAGTGATTTTGAACACTTCTTTTAATGATAATGGAGAACCAATTGTAGAAGATCCAGGAAATGCTATAAATTGTTTTATAAGAAATAATATGGATTATCTTGTAATAGGAAATTACCTTGTTAGTAAGAAAAAGAGAAATATTAATTATTTAAAACCTATAAATAAAAAACATCGTGTTGGAATAGTATGTTTTAGTTATAATCGAGCAGATTATCTTGAAAAAACTATTGATAGTTTGATTAAAACTATGGATAAGAGAGATAAACTATTTTTATTAGAACAATCTTCTGATCCAGAGGAAAAAAAGAAATCTTTAGAAATTATAAAAAAGGCAGGAGAAAAAATAGATGTTGTAATATATGATATGCCGTATAATCTTGGATGTAGATTGGGAACTAATAGAGTTTGGGAAACTGGGTTTTTTGATGATTGTGAATATTATATGAATATAGATCATGATATGATAATTAAAGAACCACTAACTACAGGTATAGAAAAATTAGATTCTTCACCATATATTTGGATGGTAACATATCATAATAGTCCAGAACATGATGTTATGAATGTAGATGGAGATTGGATATTAAAAAGTCATACTCGTGGGTGTCATATGATGTTAAGGATAGAAGATTTTCTAAAAATGATGCCAATATGGATGCATCATAATGGTGGACACGATAATTTAAATTGGCATGGTGGGTTGGATTGGTATTTAATGGATTATGCAGAAGCAGCTCCTGGACCACACACTAAAGAAATAATAGCTGTATTACCAGGGGCATCAGAACATATTGGTAGAGAATCTGCATGGCAAGGTGAGTATGATGATGAATATAAAGAAGAAGATGAAAAAATGTTTTTAAAAGTAAGAAGTATGAAAGAATTGTTAGAATATTATCGTCCCGATCATAGATATGATGGAGATGATGTTTTTTGGTATGAGAAAGAATATGCGGATATTATTAACGGGTAGCGAAGGATTTATAGGTAAAAACTTACAAGCAGCTTTATTAGATAATGGGGCTGCTTCTGTAACAACTATAGAACAAAATTATATGGATTATATAGGTTGGGAAACCAGTTTATTTAAGGCTTTAGATAAAATTGATATAATTTTTCATGTAGGTGCTATAACAGATACTATGGAAAAAGATGTTAATTTTATGATGAAATATAATTTTGAATTTAGTAAAGTATTATTTGATTTAGCTGAAATTTCTAAAATACCAATAGTATATTCATCTTCAGCTGCTTGTTATGGAACAGAAACCGCTGGTATGCCTACAAATTTATATGGTTGGAGTAAATATGTAACTGAGTGTTATGGAGTAGCAAAATGTACTAATTTTATTGCATTAAGATATTTTAATGTATATGGAGAAGGAGAAAGTCATAAAGGTAAAATGGCATCAGTAGCATATCAAGCTATGCTAAATGGACAGGATAAAAAAGTACTTTCACCATTAGCATTAAAAGAAAAGTTTAAATTATTTCCTAAAAAAGTTATTAAACAAGAAGATGGTTCAACTATTATTAAGCAACCAAAAAGAGATTTTGTATATATAAAGGATGTAGTAAGTGCTAATATACATTGTTTAGATAAAATAGAATCAGGAATATATGATGTTGGAACAGGAGAAAGTAATACTTTTGAAGAAGTTTTAAAAAATTTAAGTATAGGTTATAATTATTATGAAGAATCTAAAATACCTACAGGTTATCAATTTAACACTAAATCAGACAAAACTAAGTGGTTACCAGATTGGAAACCAGAGTATAATTTAAAAACAGGATTAAAAGAATACAAAACTATTATAGGAGTATAATATGGCAAAAAAAGACAAAGTTCAATTTACTGAAGAAGAAGTTAATGAACTTAAAACAATAAGTGCTACTTATGTTAATTTACAACAAACACTAGGGCAAATTGCAGTACAACGATTAATCTTACAACGACAGTTAGATGGATTAGATATTACTGAACAAGAGACTCAAGATAGTTATGTTAAAAATCAACAAGAAGAGCAAAAATCTCTTGCAAAACTACAGGAAAAGTATGGTGAGGGTAGTTATGATACTAAAACTAACGAATTTACGAAACAAAGTTAATAAATTTGATCAAAACACATCTTTTTGAAAATTCTCTTTATATTTATAATTGAGTTTTTTTAAATAAAATTTATAATCTCATTTTAAACTTTAATAACGTAAACAGATAAGGGAGACAATAATGGCGGAAACAATTATTAGTCCTGGCGTTTTTACAGAAGAACGCGACTTATCATTTTTACCTCAAGGAATTTCTGGCATTGGCGCAGCAATTGTTGGTCCTACAGAAAAAGGACCTGCATTTACACCAACTACTGTAACAAGTATTAGTGAATTTAATAGAATTTTTGGTGATAATACAGAGGATAAAAATGAATATTTTGTACCTATAACTGCAAGGCAGTATTTTGAAGGTGGTGCAACTTCATTAACGGTTGTAAGAACATTACATTTAGATGGATATCATTATGGAGCTGGAGAAGCAATATATGTATATGCTTCTGGTAGCGACGGTGCTACTAATCAAGGGGTTGGCCAACAATCAGAATCAGGTAGTGCGTTGTTAGCAGTACTTGCTCCAGCAGAAGGAACACACGATGCTACTAACATTAGTTGGGCAACATCTACTCAATATTCAGCTAGTTCATGGGATTTGAATATGTCATCTAGCAATTATTCACAAGTAGATGTAGGAATGTCGTTTGATTCATCTAGTGGAGAATATTTAGATAAGGTGTTACCTACAGATTCAAAAGCGATAACACGCGCTGGTGGAACAAGTGCACTTTTTTATGTACATTCTCATTTCAGAAAAACAAGTAATTTTAGAGCAAATTTAACAGATGGACTACCCTCTAAGGCAGTATATGTTATAACAGGCTCTCTTAATTTTACAAGTGGTTCAACTTCATATGGTAATACAGGACAAGCAGCTGCTTGGACGGGTAATAAAGAAGCTTCTACTGCAAGAACACCATATATACAATCACAATTGGTTGGTTCAACAAGACAAGATTTATTTAGATGCTATACAAGAAGTGCAGGAACTAGAGCTAATAAAATATGTTATGTTGAAATAAATAACATTGTTCCTCCAGCAGATGTACCAGGATCAGATTATGGTACATTTACTGTAGTTGTTAAACAGTATGATGAAGTTGGTGATAAACAAGGACAGAAAATTGAAGAATTTCCTGATTGTAGTATGGATCCAAGTGCTACTAACTTTTTTGCAAGACGAATTGGAGATAAGTTTATGACAACGGATTCCAATGGAGATATAACAGAATATGGTGATTATCCTAATAAATCAGATTGGATAAGAGTTGGTGATTATGTTGATATTAAAAATGGTATAGTAGCTAAATCATTAGTTCCAATGGGACATAGTGCAGTAAATTTACCAGTACAACCACCTGCCGTAGCAGGAGCAACTGGACCATCAGGAACAGGTCATTCAATGTATTCAAATGTAAGTGCAGTAGTAACTGCAAGTATGACAACACATCAAAATGATAAACATGGTAATCTAAAAATGGTACCAGAAGCATATGGATTTGATTTTAAAGATGAAGATAATAGAAACTTCTTAGCTCCGATACCTGCAAATGCTACAGGTGCTACATTGGGTGTTGGTGCTCAATTATCAATGAGTCTTGAAGATATGAAGGGTAATGCAAATACTGGTACTAATTTTAGTACAAGCACATATGCAGATGCAAGTACTCTAATAACTCTTACTAATTCACATAAAAGTCAAAGGAAATTTAAAGTTCCTTTCCAATGGGGATTTGATGGAAACGATCCACATACAGCAATTAATACTGGATTGAATATATCAGCAACTAATACTCAAGGATTTAATATTAATAGTACTTCAGCAGCTGGATATACTGCGTATAAGAGAGCGGTTGATACTATTAAAGAACCAGAGAGAATAGATTTTAATCTATTGTTGATGCCTGGTGTAAATCATAATCAGCATTCATCTATTACCAATTATGCATTGTCAGCAGTTGAAGATAGAGCTGATGCATTTTTTGTACTCGATCCAAGTGCTTATGGAGATTCAATTTCTACTACAAAGACAACTGTTAAACCATTAGATACAAATTATGCAGGTGTTTATTATCCTTGGGTTAAGGTAGTAGGTAATGTGAATGGTATGACTTGGGCGCCGCCTTCAGTAGTAATTGCTCATGCAATTGCTAATAATGATGCGGTAGCAAGTGAATGGTTCGCACCAGCAGGGTTAAATCGTGGTGGATTAGGTATGGTTCAAGGTGCAGAGAAAAAGTTAAGAGGACCTGAAAGAGATGATCTATATGATGCTAGAATTAATCCTATAGCTCACTTTACAGGACAAGGATTTTCTGTATTTGGACAGAAAACATTACAAGGATTACCTTCAGCATTAGATAGAATTAATGTTCGTAGATTGTTGATTACAGTTAAGAAGTTTATTGCTTCTGCTTCAAGATTCTTAGTATTTGAACAAAATGATGTTCAGACAAGAAATAGATTCTTGAATATTGTAAATCCATATCTTGAATCAATTCAACAGGCTCGTGGGTTAACTTCTTTTAGAGTTGTTATGGATGATTCCAATAACACACCTGATGTGATTGATAGAAATCGTCTTGTTGGACAAATTCTATTACAACCTACAAGAACTGCAGAATTTATAGTGTTAGATTTTGTAGTATTACCAACTGGAGCATCATTCCCTGAATAAGTTTGACTTATAAATAAAGTTGGCGTATAATCAAAAAACCCCTCTTGTATTTGAGGGGTTTTTTGTTTTTTCTATATTTATTTTATAGAGAAGTAAATATTAATAAAACTATGAAAAAACTATGAAGAAATACGAATATCGTTTTTATAGTTAGTTGATATTTATAATTGAAGTGAAAAATATTATTTTAATTTGGAGATAGAAATGCCAGATGTTTTATCAGCACAAGAGATTTTCTTTACAACCTTCGAACCAAAGGTTAAAAATAGGTATATATGGTACATTGATGGAATACCTTCTTTTTTAGTAAAGGCAGCAAATAGACCAAGCGTACAGTTTGAAACTATTACATTAGATCATATTAATGTAAAAAGGTTTCTTAAAGGTAAAGCAACTTGGCAGCCTGTAGAATTAACTCTGTATGATCCAATTGTACCATCAGGTGCACAATCAGTTATTGAATGGATTAGACTTTCACATGAATCAGTAACAGGTCGTGATGGGTATGCAGATTTTTATAAGAAAGACGTAACTTTTAATATGTTAGGTCCGACTGGAGATATCGTTGAGGAATGGAATTTAAAGGGAGCTTTTATATCACAAGCTAACTGGAATACATTAGAATATAATTCAAGCGAAGTAGCAGATATCACAGTTCAGTTAACATATGATTACGCAATCTTAAACTTTTAATTAAATCGGAGAATAAAAATGACTGAATGGATAGCAGCAAATTGGGAATATGTTTTGGTAGTTATTTACGCTTTAGAAAAAATCGTGAAAATGACCCCAACAAAATATGACGATATCTTATTTGATATGTTACTTAAACCAATTAAAGAGAAATTCGCCCCAAGCAAAAAGTAAATTTGTTATTTCGTACATAAAGGTTATACTTATAATTGGTTATTGATATAATTCAAAATAGGAGTCAATTATGGCTAATGAGAACAAATTCCCTACTGAAGTAGTGGAATTACCGTCTAAAGGATATTTTTATCCTAAAGAAAATCCTCTTTCTACGGGTAAAGTAGAAATAAAATATATGACAGCAAAAGAAGAAGATATTCTTACTTCTGTAAACTTGATAGAACAAGGTATAGTATTAGATGTACTTTTAAAGGCATTGATTGTAGATAAAGATATTGATTTAGATACTATGTTGCTTGGAGATAAAAATGCATTGTTTATAAGTGCTCGTGTTCTTGCATATGGTAATGAATATGAATTTACTTTAGGTAATGAAACTGGAACTGTGGATTTAAGTACATTAAAAACTAGAGATATAGATTTTTCAAAAGTTGAACGTGGAATAAATAGTTTCGAGTATAAAATTCCTTCTGCTAAAAGAGAATTGACATTCAAATTATTAACACAGAAAGATGATGCTAGTATACGTGAAGAGGTGGAAGCATTGAAAAAGGCTGGAGTAAGTATTGATAAAGAAGTTAGTACACGTCTTAAACATATAATAACTTCAGTAGATGGAAAAGCAGATAAAGCATATATTAATAACTTCGTTGATAATGAATTTTTATCACGAGATACGTTGGCATTTAGGAAGCATGTTGCTACTGTAACGCCAGATTTAGATATGGAAGCGGAAGTTACATTATCTAATGGTGAAAGGAGAAAAGTATCGGTCCCTATGACCGTTACGTTTTTTTGGCCTACAGTCAAGTGATTCGGTAAATATACACGAAGAAATCTTTCAATTAATTTTTAATACAAATGGTGGCTTTTCTTTTACGGAAGGCTATAACCTACCTATATACCTCAGAAAGTTCTATTTAAAAAGAACTATAAAAGAATATAAAGACAGAAACGCAGAGTTAGAGAAGATGCGTCAACAATCTAATATTCCATTTAAAAAGTAACAATTTTTATATTTATATTAAACAGACGAAAGATTATAATGTCCAAAAAACAGATTTCAGAAGGAATAATAGATAAGGCACTTCAGAAAATTTTTGGTGCAATAGCCAAAGGTTCTCAATCAGCAGCTATTAATAAGTTAAAAAAAGATGATCCATCTTTAGCTAAAGACTTAGAAGTTCTTGAAAAAAAGAAAAAAGAAATCAGACAAAAAATGATTAAAAAATATGGTAATTATGCTAATTATGAAAAAGCTGTTTTGAGTAAATACGGCATAAAATAAATTTTAATTTAGGTTTTACAGTTTGGAATAAATTATGGCAGAAAATCTAAAAGATACCAAAGATATAGTAGCGGAGCTTGAAGGCTTATTAGCAAAGAGTGCAGAACATGCCAGTAAATTACCTGGATTTATGCGTGAGTTGTTAGGCATAACTGATGAAATGGCAGTTATGGAAGAGCAAAAGACAAGAGCACAAGAAGAAGGTACAGAAGCTATTGATGAATCAGATGATGCTTCTAGGAGAGCACTCAAAGGACAGCTCGCTGCTAGAGATGCTATTATGGGTCAGTTAGAATTTCTGACGGGCTTGTATAATCAATTAAAAGGGGTACTTGCTACAGTAAGAGCTATGGTGGCAGGGATGAATCCTCTTACTTTAATCTTTGCAGCAATTGCCATAGTTGGTGCTGATTTTTTACGAACTTGGAGTAAAGTTCGTGAAGAAATAGGTGGAGCTGTAGGGCAATCTGCAGAATTAGCTTTTGAAATTCAAAAAGCACAGAGGAGTAGTTTTCTTTTACAATTTGATGGTGAAAAAGTACGGCAATCTGCAAAAGCAATTGCTGACGAGTATGGAACAATAAATGCAGCATCTAGACAAGCTATAAAAAATGTAGCTGAATTTGCAAAATTAAATGGTGCTAGTGTAGACGATGTGGCTAAGTTAGCCAGATTGTTTGATGGATTAGTACTTGATTCTAAAGAAGTACAGAAAAATATGAAAGCAGCGGCTATTGAAGCTGGTGTATTAGTAAATGTTGCATTTAAAGAAGTTGCTACTAATGCCGAATTTTTTGCAAGATATACTGATGAAGGTGCAAAAAATATACAACAAGCATTAATATTTGCTAAACAATTAGGTTTATCTCTTGATACAACAGCAAAAATTTCAGATAAACTTCTTGATGTAGAAAGTGCTATAACTGGACAGTTTAAACTTTCTGCTATGCTTGGTAGACAGATAAATTATGAAGAAGCTATTAGATTAAATTTTCTTGGTAAAGCAGATGAAGCTCAGAGAGAAATTGTAAATCAAGTAAGAAATACAGTACAAGAGTTAGGTGGAATTAATACGATAGGACCATTAGTAAGAAAAACGATGGCAGAAACTTTTGGATTAAGTGAACCTGAACTATTAAAGATAATTAGTGCTGATCTTGGTGGAGTTGGAGCAACAGCAGTGGGTAGAAGAACTGCATCCCAAGCCTTAACAGTTCCTACAGGAGAATTATTACAAGTTAATCAAAAACCAGTAGTTGATGAATTACAGAATGGATTTTCAACTATTGTTGCAGCACTATATGAAACGAGTGAAAATAGTGTAAGAGCAATAAATAAAGGTAGGCCAAGGTAACAATGAGCATATTAGATATAAAAACAAATTTATCAGAAGCGTTCGGAAAAACTGGCTATAGTAAATCTAAACCATTTGAATCAATAAACCCTCCAAAGCAAGGTGAATTCCCACAATTATTACCAAAAGAAGTAAAAGAAACATTTTCTAATCAAACATCTGATACTCTTTCTATTGATAGAAATCAAACAAAATTTAAAATATCAGATTTTAGTGTAGGAGATATTATACATACACAACCTTATATATCCCAAGAAATAAGAAGAGAAGTAACTTTTCCAGTTACACAAATAAGTGATCACATACTTAGAATTGGTGCATTTTTAGATTCACAAGAAGGAGCTTTATTTATAGCAAATCAAGCTATGCTGCAATCTTATAATACTATGCCAAAATCATTCGCAGGACTTACAGCTGCAAATGGAGTATATAAAGTTTATAAAAGTGATAATACAAGATTTTCACCAATAGGAATAAGAGGTTCTTTAATACCTGGATTTCATATAGAAAGACATGAGATTACTAGAAGTAAGAAGGAAGAAGCTTATGGTAGATTTGCTATAGATATAGGTGGAACTAGAAGTACTTATCTTACAGAAAATTTTCCTAATTTAGCACCTAATAAATTTAGATTGAATAATGAGAATGTAGAAGCACAAACTAAGTCTGCATTTGGTATTATTGGATCTGGATTTGCAAAAAGGATACAGCCAGCATTTGAAAATCAAATGATGTCTATTGTAGAACAAGCATTTACTGATCCAAGAAATATATCAATTAAAGCGGTTAAATCAGACTTTAAAAAACTTGCAGCAGAATCACTTGGTGGAGCATTTGGTGATTTATTAGGGGCAGGAGCAAAATCTTTAGTAAATCAGGGTACAGATGCAATTTCTGATTTCTTTGGTGGATTTAATTCTAATATAAAATTTGGTAAAAGTGACTTTGCGAAAATATCAAGTGCTGTAGTTAATACTGGAGTAAACATACTTGTAGATACTATAAATAATGTTGCACAGCAAAAGTTTTCAGAGGCGGTAAATACACAAACACATAAATTAGGAGTTTATGTTGGTAAAAGATTAGGTATAGATTCTAAATTTGTAACTAATTCTATACAAGCTGCATTTCAAAAAAATGCTGTAGTTGTATCACAAGTAAGTCCTCCAAATAATTTAAATAAGTATAATATATTAGCGCCATATTATGGGCCATCAACACAACATGGATATAGTTTGGGAGATGTTAATCAATTTGTCCGTAGTGAGGTTGAAACTCTAGGTGGTGGTAAACGAGCAGGATATGGTACGCATTTACACGCGGAAAGTAAGATATTTTCTTTTGTACATATTAGTCGTGTATCTTTAATTGATGAATCACAAGCAAATATATTAATGAAAAACCCTGATACATTATATCGAGATCAGGATATATTGGGGAATGGTTTAAATACTGATGGTGCACATAGACAAATATCATACAGAGTTTTACCATATTCTCAACTACAAACAGATAGTAAAGGATTAGGTGGATGGCATCCAGCTAAATTGGCAGGAGAAGAGTCAGTAGGTGCATTTTTACAAAAAGAAAAAGCAGAAACATTAGGAAAATATTCTGAAGGACGTGGGCAAGATGGATTAACAGGTTATAGAGAAGATCCCGATTTTGGAGTAATGAAGCCATCTATTAAATCTGATCAAGTTACTTTACATAGACCTAACCACGAGGATGATAAATTAAGAGATGATTTTGTTAGTTTTGCATTTCATGATACGGTTAATAAGAAGCATATTCAGTTTAGAGCAGTGTTAGGAGCAATAACTGATACAATTCGTCCTGAATGGGATTCAATAAGATATCTTGGACGTCCTGATCAAGTTTATATGTATAAAGGAGCTATACGAAATATTAACTTCACATTTAAAGTTGCTGCTTTTACAAAACAAGAATTAATATTTGGTTGGGAAAAATTAAATTACCTTGTTGGGTTGGCATATCCTGCAAAATATCAAGAAGGTGGTATCGGTGGTGGACAAATGGTAGCACCATTAGTTAAATTAACAATTGGTGGAATGTTTAAACAGACTCCTGGGTTGGTAAATAATATTTCATTAACAGTACCCGATCAATCACCTTGGGATATTAATCCTAACTTAGAATTACCTAAATATATAGAAGCATCAGTAGATTTTCAGTATATTGGAGATAATAAATTACAAGCACTAAGTAAACATTATAGTTTACCTTATATGGATCAAGATGGTCCATTAAATGAAAAAGTAAATACAACAATTGCAGATGTAGAAAAAAGTAATAACGCACCATCTCATGCTATGGGTGGAAGAGGTGATTATTCAGGTAGAATAAGTGCACCAGTGAAGAATACCGATAAATTTAATTCAATTAGAGATAGATTGTTAGGATAATGAGTAGATATAAAACAGAAAATACAATAAAAATAGATAAAGAAGGAAAAAAATCTTTTGTATCTAAAATATTACCACGCATAGAAGTAGATGATACAGATATTTTTGTATATCGAGTTGATGGAGTTGGATTAAGTGCACTTGCTAAAGAATATTATGATGATGAATCTTTGTGGTGGGTTATAGCTAAAGCAAATAATACAGGTATACGAGGATTTGGTATAGATAAAAGTTTAGATGTAGTAAGAATACCTAATCCAACTCGATTAAATGAAATTATACAAGATAATGGTTACTAATGGAAAATGCATTACTTTCCGATATAAGTCCTAATGTAAGAGCCCTTCTAGAACGTCGTGGTAAGAATTTAGCTGATAGAAGCAAAAATGCAAGCGCATCTGAGCAAGAAGCAGTAAAAGCTATATATATTCGTGCAGTTCCTTTGTTAACTGATTTTGATAAAGATACTTGGGCTGAATCACCACAAGACGCTCAAGCTGTAAGAAATATGTTAATGCTCAAAGGGGGCAATCTTGGTGAAAATAGTACTGTAGGACCTCCAAGTCTTGAATATAATCCTACAAAAAGGCAAGGAAAACCAACCGCAGGCTTAACAGGATTAACTGTAGAACAAAGAGGGTTAGGAGAAGGATTAATCTCTGTTATTACTCTTAAAGGAGTTATACCAAGTATAGATAACTTGGAAACTTATTTACCTTTTTTATTTACTCCAGGAAATTATTGGTTATTAGAATGGGGATTTACTAAAACAAAAGGTAATACTAAATTAATTAATTTAACACAATTTTTTGCTCAAACAGATGTGCAAAAATTGTATGATATTGTAAATACTCATAGAAAATCAACAGGAGAAAATGACGCAGTAATAGGTTGTACAAAAACATATGAGTATAGTGTGAATGA